CTTAATAGGTGCGCTATGGGGCGGCAACACCGCCCCCATAGCGCGATTAGCGATTAGCGATTAGCTGGCAGCCACTTTCACCTTGACAAACGCATTCGCATTGACAACCGCGCCACCAACAGCTTTGTTTGCTACGAAGCGTATAACTCCGTAGCTCGCTAGGGTGTACGGGTCGCGGATTATCTGTATGTCCTGATGGTCAAGTATCGTGTAACCTGCTCGGAAGTCGCCAATTATCACAGGATATGCGCTCGCACCAACTGCAGGCATATCAGGACACTCGATATACGGTCTCCCTAGTATCGTCGCAGGTGAAAGCTCGCCAAGCGCGGGTTGCCATAAATAGTTCCCCGAACCATCCTTGAACGTTCGTATCGTTCCAAGCGTCTGGCGTTTAAGTGCCCACGTCGCATTGCGCGCAAACTGCTCAGGTAGCGTGTAGAACGCGTTGATTATACCGTCGGCAGTTAACGCGCTAGCGTTACCGGTTACCACAGACGGGATGCTTGTGTTTTGCATAATGCCTTCTGGTTCACCGGAGCCATCGCCGCTCACGAAGTAATAGCCTTCCTTGTAGGCTATCGCTTCTGCGAAGTCGGCGGCTAGCTCGGACTCCAGGTCAACGCCAGCCGAAGTCAATAGCAGATTTGATACACCGCGCCAAACCCTTATATCGTAGGCTTGGATATTCACCAGCCCATATGCGATTGAAGAGTCTTCCGAAACGTCGGTGCCATCGGTTACCAGCGTCGCGCTCGGTGCGGTAGACCTAACGGGTACCTGAATTTTGTAAGCGTTAGAAGGTATAACCCTCGCCACCGTTCTTATCGGCGACAGCGGAGTTATAAATTTATTTACTTCCGCCACGAACTCAGGCGGCGCCAGGTAACCAGCAGCTCCTTGATTACCAGTAATAAGCGCAGCCTTCAGGCTTGAAGGTTCAATGCCCTTCAGGATATAATCTCGAAACTCCTTCTTCGCCGTAGACTCCTCAACACCCGTAACCTCAGTATTAGGTCTTGCTATTTTGGTCTCCAACTCATCAATTCGGTTGTTGACCTTTTCTATCTTCTCTTTTAGCTCTGCGGACTCTCGCCCGCGTGCTTCTATGTATTCGTTCTGTTTGGAAAGCAGGGTTTTCATAGACTCCCAAGCTTCCTGCATTTTATCGTAGATTTTATTCTCCATCTTCTACACCTCCATATTTACTTAGCATTGCTCTGATTTCCGCCAGTAGGTCGTCGAATTTAGACTCTATGCTCGGCTGAGCGTCTAAAGTGCCATCAGGCGACTTTTCCGCATCAGTGATTGCGTCGTCTTTATCTTTCTCCCACGGTGGCGTTTGGTCGAATTGTTTATAGTGAGCGGCAAGGTGTCGCTTAACGCCGTCTATATCGTCGGCGGGTATGTCAACCCCACCCCTTGCGCCTGAAAGCGCAGCGGCGGCAGCAGCAACACCTCGCCAAACTGTTACAAGTCGTCCGTTTTCAATATCGTGATGCGGCAGTTTGTAACTACCCAATTTATCAGGATTTTCACCATCATACCACGCAAACGCTTCGCGATACTTTGCCCAATCAATCGTATCACCGTCGGTTGCCCACGCGCGAACCCGCTGTTCTGCTTCATCGGCATTCCATTCGTCAGACTCAGACGCTGGCGGTGTGTGCGGTGCAACCGCTGTTTTAACATTTGTAACTTCGGCAAGCGGGTTAGCGGGAAAGGTTACCAGGCTCCACTCCCATAAGCGGATTTCCTTAATCTTTCTAACCCCACTTTCAATAACATCTTTGATAACATCGTAGCCTATGGACAAGCCCTTTATGGCGCCTTGTTTGATTAGCGCGTATGCTTCGCGCCCCCGCTGAGTCTCTAAGTTCAATTTTCCTTTGACTAGCAAGCCTTTATCGTCTTCATCAATTTCAACTGTAACTCCAATCGGTTGCGTGGTATCATGTTGCCAAAGGATAGGGACGTTCGATTGCTCTTGAATTGTTTTCCTGAACGCTCCCTTTTCGATAACATCTCCTTGCAAGTCAACATTTCCAAATATTGCAGCATATCCCGTAAACTCACCGCTTGAGTCGTCAATTTCTTTGATTTTCAACTTGAAGTCTTTTTTGAACATCAACAATCACCTCTTTTTATTCTGTCGTATATACAACCGTACACATGCAATTAGGATGCAATGGCGGCAGGTCATCACTTTCTAGACCTATAACCTCGCCATCTCTTGCGGCGCATTCATCGCACATTCTGTCTGATTGAGTCGTAACCCAAACTCTATGAATATCATGAGGTAGTTCACCAGTTAAAACACTCTCGCGGATAACGTCATCCTGCGCCGCATGAACAACAAAACTCGACTCCGTGCGCGCAATCCTTTCCGCTCGGTAATTTAACATCTGCTCACGGTATCGGTCGGTCAGTCTTGATATTTTGCCTGGCGATAATTCCTGCGCCACTAAATTTGCCCGAACATTTATAAGCGCTATCGCTTGTGAAGTCGTCAAGCCAACAACTCCGCGTATAATGTCCGTCATCTCTTCAATTGAATAACCGCTAGTGAGAGATTGAAGTAAAATCTGTTGAAGTGCCAGCCGCTGAGTCTCTACGATTTCTGTAACCAACTCTGCGCCATGTGCCGCAACCCATCTTAACCCGTTTGCGTAGTTGCGACTTAATAGGTAATTGTCAATCGCTTTCTGCCGCGAAACCTCTTTATCAATTTCAAGGACGGCGGTTTTCCAAAGCGCCTGCGCAAGCGGTACGTAGTGTTGATTAATCACCTTTGCAGTCTCTGACGTCCAGCCATTAACCATAACACCGACGCCGTGAGCAATTATGTTGCTCACGGTGTCTTCATCAATTGCACGCGCTTGCTCTTTCCAAACCTCCTTAAGTCGCAGTCGCAATTCTCTGACACCACGATTGACCGCTGACTCCAAAGTTTGACTTGAAAGCGATATTCTCATAGCCCATCGCTCTTTGAAGGTACACCGCTGACTAGGTCAAGCGGTATGAAGTTTGACGGCACAAGCGGCACGTCGCCGCCAGGTATCGGCGGAAGCCCAAGTTCGCCGCGCGCCTCATTAATTGTCAGAACCCCCTGCGCAACCGCCTTCAGAACCCTATCATAAACCGAATTCCTGTCTTCTTGAAGCGCTTCTATCTCATTATGACTATATGAGATTGAGCTAACGCCTTCGTATAATCCTGCAAGCCAATGAGTCATTGAGTCGCATATCCAGTCTAACAGCGGTAAAACCGTCTCGTGATAAAACGCCTTTCGTGCTTCTTGATAGTTTGAATATGTTTTATTTTGAGAGTCGCCTATCATCTCTGGCGGCACGTTGAAAACACGGCATATATCAAGCGTTGAAAGTCGAAGGTTATCCTGGTACTCCATCTCGGCAGGTGAATAACCCGTGTTGACCCAATCAATCTCACCTTCCAGGACTAACGGTCTGCCAGCGTTTCTGTAACCTTGAAACTTTTCCTCTAGCTCCTGCTTCAACCGCTCGCGCGACTGCTCGGATAGCGGAGTCTTTACTTTTATTGCGCCTGACGGTCGCGCGCCTTGCGCTAAAAGGTTATAATTCCAGCTTCGCGCCATATCGCCAATCTTTATAGCAGCAGCAGCAGCGCTAATCGGCGATAGCCCTTTAATCGGCGAAGTCGGATTAAAATATGTAAGCGATAGGATAAGTTCTGGCGCGTAGTCAACACTAACCGCGCCGCTCTTGTAATGATAAACTTTGACGTTGCCCGTGCTGTCTGCTTCGGGTGTAACGTTCAAAGAAGGAAGGATATATAGTTCCTTCGGCGGTCTCTGCGGATTTGGCGGCAGTCGAAGCGCATAAGCGCTCCCTGTTATCAACAGATTTGCAACTAGATTTTCTCGCCAACGGCTACCACCTGAAAACGGATTAGGGTTGTCAAGTAAAGATTGCAAAGGATGCTCTTCTACGAATTCGCCATCATCGCCAACCGCTTTTAGGTTTATACCTGCAACTGCGGTTGAGATTTCGCGAACGCAAGCGTAGACGTCAGGATTAGTGATATACGCCGTCGCGGCTTCGAATGGCGACGTGATAGTAGGCGCG